CAATGCCAATAAACAATGCTTTCTTTAGTAATGTTCAGCAAGGGAAACAAGATATGGAATATATCTCAGGAATATACTCTTCTATGCAAGGAGACACTGGTGCCCAGCACGAAACTTATAGAGGACTTCTCGCACAAGATGAACATGGAACAAGAAGAATAAAAGCGTGGATGCAAACTATTGTCGAACCTGCATTAGAGCATCTTGGGAGAATGTTTATGCAAGTTGCACAAAATACTTATAAAGCAAATAAGGTATTTAGGATTGTTCAACCTAGTGGTTTACAAGAACAACGAGAGGTTGAAATTAATGTACCAATCTATAATGATTTAGGTCAGGCTATTAATAAATACAATGATTATGCTTCGGCTCAATTTGATATAAGAGTCGTTGCAGGTTCTACATTACCTGTTAATAGATGGGCATTACTAGAAGAATACTTTAGATGGTATCAATCAGGATTAATAGATGACATAGCGATGTTAAGTGAAACTGATGTTCGAGGAAAAGAACAAATACTTAAACGCAAGTCAATCTACTCACAATTAAAGTCACAAGTTGAAAGTCTTGAATCACAATTAAAAGACCAAACTGGTGAAAATGAAACACTCAAGCGTCAAATAGTCCAATCTGAAATACGACACTCAGCGAGGGAAGTAGAACATGGAATGAAAGGTGATGCCTTAGAGACTAAAGCACAACAAAAACTTATGCGTCAACGGATGGCGGATAAATCAAAACAGCAAGATAAATAATACTTGCAACAAATAAAGAAACAGGAGTAAACTATATGGACAATCAATCGGACAACCTGCAAGTCAGCCCTGAAGATGTCGAATCAGCCGTAACAGGCAAAGCAAACGAAGGCGTTAATGATGCTGGGGAATTTTTCTCTGCTTTAGACAATTCAGTTAATGGATTGGTCAATGATAGACCTTCAAGTGAAACAACTGTCACCTCTAAAAATGTAAATAGAGAGCCAGTTGCCGAACAACCAGTCGCTCAAACCGAAAGCGAACTCGATACCTTAAAGAAAAGATACTCGGATAGTAGCCGTGAAGCAAAACGACTTAACACTCGTGTCAGGGAACTAGAAGAATATGCACCACTTTTAGATAGAATGAGGCAAGACCCTAATTTAGTATCTACGGTTAGAAACTATATTGAAGGTCAAGGTACGCAAGGAATCAAAGAAAAATTGGGTGTTTCAGAGGATTTCGTCTTCGACCCTGACGAAGCCTTCTCAGACCCAAAAAGTGAATCGGCAAAAGTATTTGATAATGTTGTAAATAATAAGGTCAATGCAATAGTAAGTGGGCAACTTAATAAACAGGCTCAGAAACAAAAGATAAGTGACGATATGAAATCATTTCGTGACAAACATCAGATGGATGATGAAGACTATAAGAAGTTCATTGAATTTGCAACTAGTAGACCTTTAAGTTATGATGACATCTATTTTTTAATGAATAGAGATAGTCGTGACCAAAACATTGCAAACGAGACGAGGAAAGAAATTGCGAATCAAATGCAAAATGTAAGGCAAAAGCCTAACTCAGTAGCAGGCGTAGGAGCAACTTCTCAGAATCAAAACGAATCTAATGTCGAAGACGCAATTTTCGATTCCATGTTAAAAGAGGGTTTAGACAATCTATTCACTTAACTAACGGAGTAAAAAATGGCATCTCAACCATTACATTTAAGTAATTGGAATTTGGCTGATGTAGATTCTCCGGGAAGTGCTGGTTCGACTCTAAACACTGGTGTACTTCGCAGGAAGTATAATTTTGGCGACAGAGTTTCAGAACTTGCAATCCCTCAAACTCCTTTCTTTAGATTTGTTTCTAAAGTAGGAAAGAATCCGACTGATGACCCAAGTTTCAAATTCACAGAAAGACGACCATCTTTTCATAAAAGATATTCGTATGTCGTAGGACACCACACTGCAGTAGCCGCAGCAGGTAACGCAGGAGTTGCTCAAGCAACTATAACTTCATCTTCACTCTACCTATTCATGGCAGGTGACTATAAAGTTGCAGGCAACATTCAAAATGTTCAAGGACAAGCAGAAGGTAAAATAGACGCAGGAGACGAAGGAACTGCTCCTGATTTCTTTTTACCAAAACAAATAATCAAAGTTCCAATGAGTGGTACAGCCGATGGTGGCGTAAGTGGTTCTGCAGGTGCAAAAGTAGTTGATGTTGATGACTATATGTTATATCAACTTGACGCTGCTTATGTTCCAGTAAAAGGATACTTATGTAAAGCGGCTGACTCAGGTGCAACAGTAGGTTCAGGTTCAGCCGGAGTAGGTGTAGCAGGAGATTTCTCTGAAACGCTTAACTCAGGTGCAACTGCATCTAAATGGATTAATTGCACAAGAATCAAAGTTGCAATCATCAAGTCTTGTATCGCTGCTGGTAACGCAGATTTAGCAAATTACGCTTCTGACGCGGCAGTAACTGACGACCTATACAAAGAATCTATTTCTGATACACTAGAAAAGATGCGTTCTTATGTTGTAGGTAGTGGTTTTGAAGAAGGCTCAAGTCTTACTAACAAAACTTGGAACGACCAACCATTCAGCACAGGTTATGGGCAAACTCAGATATGGCGTACCGAATTTGGTATGACAAATACTGCTCGTGCTACTATTTTGAAGTACGAAGCAAATGAGTGGGCAAGAATCTGGCGTGATAAGTTGATTGAGCATAAATGGGATATTGAGCAATCACTCCTATTTGGTTCTCAAGCATCTGTTGGAAGTTACAACTACACTCAAGGCGCAGTAGACTACATTCAGAATAATGGTAATGTTTTCTCTATGGCTTTAGCATCAAAGACTCAAGATGATTTTCTTGATGACTTGTCTAAACTCGTAGACCCTCGTTACGGTGGTTCTCAATCAGCAGTATTCTTTTGCTCAACAGAAGTTTACAACTGGCTACACAAATTAAGTGGTTACTTTTCTAACAATGTTGCAAATCTACAACCCGGTGGATATACTGGTGCAACTAATGACGCGGCTTACGCGGCAGGTTCATCATCAGCATCTATGGGTCGTGGCGACTTTGCAATGGTTGGAAAATCCAAATCATTTGGCGTAGACATCTCTCGTATCAGCACAATTTATGGCGACATGAATATTGCTAGACACATTATGTTAGATGGTACTAATGTCAAAATGCTCGCAGTGGACATGAAGCATGTCAAGTACAGACCATTGGTCGGTAATGGCGTGAGTCGTGATACTTCAGTCTATGTCGGTGTTCAATCTTTAGAGAACACAGGTACAGATAAGAGAGTCGATATGATTCTTACTGAAGCAGGTATGGAATTTCAAATGCCTGAAGCACACGCAATCTGGAAATAACCTAGACGATATATTAGGGGAGTCCCTGACTCTCATACTCCCCTTTTATAGAGAGGAGCATTATGGCAATAACTGAAATAAATACAGAAATCCAAACAATTTCAGGTGTCTCAAGTGCTAACGCTAATTTCGTTGAGTCGGCTCAAAGATTTGTAGCATCAAGTATCCCTAAAAATTATATGTGGGGATATGTAAGCAAAAGTACACCTAGTTTAACAAATCCTATCGCTATTGGGTCTAAGACTGATAGCGTTCTTGCCGTTGTAAGAGGCAACTATCATTGTGGTGAACAACCACAAAAGTATCGTGGTACGGTCGAAGGTAATGATACGAATAGTTTATACTATCCTACTCATAGACACCCTAGATATGTAAAAGACCACTCAAATAATTACAATATTTATCCCGCTCCAATAGCGGCAGCAGACAATAATGACGCTTCAGACCATAGTGCAGGAAATGTGCATGGTTATGTTATGTATGTAGATTATTCTAAGATAGATGATGATTCAGATTTAAGAAATGCAGTAATATTCTACGCAGTATCAAAAGAATGTGGAGTATTGGGACTTGGTAAGGTAGTAAATTGGTCAAGCGTTGCTTTGCCATCTGAAATACCATCCCCTGCTTTTGGTGTCCAATTAAGTATTACAACAATAGCACCTCAAGTGCCAGTGTTGGCTAAAACACAATTAGACACATCAGATTGGGTCGCACCCAATTATGTTCCACCTACCTTGCAATTATCGGATTTCCCAACGATTACTTGGGATTTCCCAACTTCTCCTGTTGCTCCCTCTATTGTGAGTAATAGCGTGGAGGATTATTCAAGTGCGACCCCTACTTTTATACCTCCTCCTATGCCTAGTTTAGATTTTACTAGTGCAAAGAGTTATGTTACAAACGAAGACCCAGAGATGGTTCAGTCTCAAATAGGACTAATTAACTCACAATTAAGTGAGTATCAGAATAAAATGTCAGAGGCTCAACAAAAGTTCAATGAAGAAAATGTTAAATATCAAGCAACAATAGGAACATTTCATCAAGAGGCTCAGTTAAAAGAAGGTTTTGAAGGTAGAAAACTTCAGAAGTTTCAAGCCGAAATGGGTAAATACACACAA